CTCTTCATAAGTTCTTCTAGCAAATTCTTTTGCTATTTCGCTATATCTTGGATCCCTTCTTAAGGATACTAAAATTCCTTGTCTTATTTGTAATAATTCAACAAAATCTAATGGATTATCTGCATCCAATGGAACTTTAGTTAAAAATGCACTTATTTGAAGTCTATCTGCTCCTGGAGCAGCGTAGTTTTGGTATCCTTGAGCATTATCAAGTAAATCTGGATCTTCATCCGAGGTTATAACATTTTCTAGAAGTTGAAATCCAACCTTATAACTTCCATTATTTTGATACTGATCTAATAAAATAGTATCATCATTTACATAAACAAAGTGTCCTCTCAAATAATATACACCTTCATTTATTGATACCGCAGATCCAGTTGCATTACAATTGCTTTGGTCTGTTATAGCAAATCCTTCACCTGGTCTAAGAATTATAGTAGAATCATCTAATATGTTTTCTTCTTCTAATCCAGATTCTATAATTAGAACTTCGCCATTTATGAACCCATCATACTTACTGTTAGCATAATCGGAGCTCAAGAAATTTATATAAAGAGTATTCAATCCCCTTTCAGAATTAGTATAATCTAAAACTGAATCAACTTGTGCACGTATTCCAGAGGATTGTCCTCTTATGGTTTTCCCAACCAAATATGGCAAATAACTTATGACAGGAATGCCAAGATAAACATCCTGTAGAGTAACTGCCTGATATCTATCAAGATGATTTACTTGTCCAGGTATTACAACATCACCATCTTTATAAATGGAATTTGCAAACCTTTCAATTTGATTCTGTAATGTTGATTGTAAAGAAGTTAGCTCTCTTGCCTGAATCGGTGTTCCAGGTTTAAACAAAAATCTAAAATAATTGCTTTCTGGATTGAAATCATCAAAATATGGAGAGATGTTTAAATTAGTATCCTGAGGCATAATTCTTTAGAATTGCAAAATTACTTTGATATCTTCTTTTTGATTTTTAGACCTAGTTATAGAAGGTCTATTATCCACGTATATAATTTCTCCTGAATATTTTGATACTTCAGGTTGGGATATACCACCAATAAATGTTTGTCCAAGATAGTATGTCTTATTATTTATTACTGTAGATATACCTGTGAAGTTTGTATCTATTCCCAATACACTACTTCCTCCAAGTATATTAACTGATCCACCTGAAGTAGTTTGTGTAGTAAATCTATTCAATACAAATCCATAATCTGGATTAATTTTTTTAGTCTTATCTGTGTTAAATCCAACTAAACTTCTATCTTGCCAATATTTTAAAACACCAGTAATTTTATCATACGAAATAACTCTTCCTACTGCAGTAACTCCGACTCCTATGGTTTGACGTATCAAAGCATTTGGAGTAAATGTAGCTTGACTGTATCCAATTCCAGTAAGTTTTAATGCATATGCAGCACTAGCTTTATCCAAAGTTAATATAGAATCTCCTCCATTTGCTAATGGATTTCTTACTATACCAACTCTAGAAATTTTATTTCCAATAATAAAATCGGGATTATCGACACTATTTTCCATTCGAGCATATACCGCCACATTATATGCCCCAAGTTCTCTATAAATGTCATATCCATGCCCATCTTTAGGAGGAATTATAACATCTACAACAGCAGCAGTAGATCCAACTGGTATTCCACCTGCCCTTAAATCTAAAACAGCATGAGTGTAATCTGATCCGCCATTTGTTATAGTTACACTTTCTAATTTCGATTCACTATTAATAATTACAGTTGCCTTAGCATCAGCTCCATCTCCATAAATTGGCACATTTGTATATGATCTATTTGCCGTGCCCAGTCCAACACCTCTATTTTTAATAACTGCGACTTTTAATTGTCCGCTTGTTAAGGAATTATTTCTTACATTAAAATATTCTAAATTTGTTTCCCAATCATTTGGAACTGGAATAAAATTAGTGGATTCAAATTTTATTATGTCTGATGGTTTTATAGTATATAAGTATTTCCAAAGATAACCATCTTGACTATCTCCAGCAGATCTTGGTTCCAAATCTGTAAAATTTGGTTCATCTAAAGATGGTCTTCCATTTGGATTTTCAGGATCTGTACCATTATGAATACAAATATAAACTTTATATTCACTATTAACAATGTAGTAATTTGCAGAATATAAATTAGTTGATTTAGATGGTTGAGATAAATTTGTTCTCGATATGTCGTGTCTATACATATCATATGTGGTTCCATCTTCCCACATAACTTTTCTAACAACTGATTTAATATCACTAGACGATATTTTTTTAAGTGATATCATCGTATCCCAATAGTCATTTTCTTCATCAAATGAATCTTTTGGTGAAGGAGGGCTTGCATCCCAATCGCTTTGATAATCATCTGGATTGCTAAGCCCTACAAAAGCATAATATGAATTAGAAGACGAAGATGCAATAGAAACGAAGTTTCTAGCATTAAGAATTCTTAATTGATCAGTTATTATTGCAGACATTTTATTGGTTTTTTATTTATTTATTATCAAAGATAACCAAAATATTTCAGGGGATTTTTTCTTCTGATTATAGAAGAAGTGTCAATTCCAGAAATTCCATTTTCAGTATATGCATAGAAATTTTTTGGACTCTTTCTTGTTGGAATTGAAATTTTACCCCAAGAGAAATCTCCATAATACCCGTTATTAAACGATGTTCCAATAGAATTGAAATTGGAAACATTAACCACAACTTTAACAATATTTGTAGTTCCAACTCCTGTTACAGATGTTTGAGCGACAGAGACTTTAGCTGCTTGATATACGTTATCTACAAATTCGGATCCAATTCCAATGACTGTAAAATCAGTTCTTAGAGAAGTTAATCCATACCCAACATTTGAATTTCTTACTACAAAATAGTAACCAGTTTGTATTCCACTTATTCCTGTGCTTGTTATTGGTGAAGTATTAATAGTAGAATTTCTAACATACGAATCACTTGGGACATAGAATGTAAATTCGATTCCTGTTGGTATTCCAACCAAAGATGTTGTGGATATTCCAATAATAATACCAAAATCTCCTTCATATGAAACATTTTTTATTCTTTCTACTTTAGAAGTTGGAGATTCTATTAATACTAATGGTAGATTAGACTGTGTATAACCAATTCCTGAGGTTATTATTCCTATAGAATTAACAGATCCAGAAGAAATATATGCAGTTGCAATCGCTACATTTGCTGAAGATATTCCAATTTTTTTCTGTATCGTTACAGATGGAGTAAATGTGTAACCAATTCCAGGATTAGTTAATGTTATAGAAGAAATTGTTCCAGCAGAGGAAACCACAGCAGTAGCAGTAGCACGTCTTATTTCATCTTGAGATATAATTTCTATATCTGAAATATATGATGTTAAAGTATTTTCTTTATAACTATCAAAGAATGTTTTTAAACTATCAACAAAAACTACAGTAGATCCAATTCCAACATTTTGAATTATATTCGTTGTTGGATAGATAAGAGGTTCATAGAGAATTCTATTTTTTCCTACTTGTTTTCCATTTATTATTCTATCTTCAGTTTGCTTCTTCCAAGTTACAGGTCTCAATAACAATTCATTTGTTGATATACCAACATCAGAATATGGAGTTGTTGAAATATCATCAGTTGCATTTATTGCCACTACTGTTCTAAATTCTTGATTTAAAAATGGATCATCCGAATTTAGTTCAACATCATCTCCAATTTGAATACTTTCAAGAATATCAACTTCCAACACATCAACATCAGCAGTTCCTCTATAGAAAAGAATGGAAGATGTATCTCCTGGTTTTAGTGCTTCAGTAAATGCTATTACACTTCCGCCTTCGAATATATAACTTTCCCCAGGAACTTGAAGAATATTATTAATAAAGACTAATAAAGTTGATTGAATGTTTATTGGAGATCCAGATTTCGCTCTAATTGTCCTTAACTGTCCATCTACTCTAATTGGGAATAATTTTCTCACCCCATCAAATAAATCATCCAGTGGATCTATTGGAAGTAAGTCCCCAACAACCCAAGATGTGAATTTATTATTATATACTTTATCTACAAAAATCTGCGCTTCTCTAAATGATGGTGATACAGTAGGATCTAATGGAATTCCAGTTAATCCACCTGTGGGAACAGTTAATATATCTCCAGGTTTGTATCCATATCCATAATTCTTAATATTAAAATCAATTATACTAGATCCTTGTCCAACTACAACATCAACTTTTGCTTCCGATCCAATTCCACTTGAAGATGAAGAATAATTTAATTTTAAATTGGTATATGATAAAGGTTGATCAAAAACTAAAATTGGAGGTTCAGTAAATCCAATTCCAGGATTTACTATAGTAACGTTTGGTGATACATTTCCTGCAATTACTGTTGTAAATCCAACAAATGTAACAGAATAAGATTCGGAATTCTCAGTTGCGTATCCAACATTAACTATACCTATTTTTGGATTAGTTAAACGTATTTTAACGGAATCGCCAGCATTTATTATAGAAGTGGATGTGCTAGATGTAGAAACTATAACGGAGGTAGTTCCAAATCCTACAATTTGCCCATCTTTTACCTTAGAACCAATATCAATAAGTCTATTATTATAATATGAAAGTTTATTTAAAATTCCATTATTATTAATAATAGAAATTATAGTTGATCCGATAGAAACTGTTTCTACGACCTCAGTAATTACTTCTATACTTTCAGTTGCTCTATATCCAGATCCAGTATTTCCTACACTAATGGATGTTATTGTTCCTGCTATCGATACTGTAGCAGTTCCACCAGCAGAAATTAAAGGTTGATATCCAAGTCCTCCTGTAGATCCAAATGAAACTATAACACCACCATAAGGAAGTTTAGACTGATTTATATCATACGGAGTAGATGAAGCAGTCCCAACAAATGTAATTGTGGATATTCCAGAAACTTCATTTAAGTAGAATGCTCCTTCAATATCAACAGCACCCAATCTTCTTGGTTGTTGGAATATTCCATCAATTAATACGATAGAATTGCCAGTTGAAAATCCAGAAACGTTATTACCAGATGAAGTTAATGTGTATGATGTAGTAATACCATTAAATTCTTGAGATAAACTATCAAAAATATAATTTTTTGAATATGGTTCATTTGCAGTATCTGGAACCGAAGATCTTAAGAATGTTCTTCCATTAAAAGTTGAGAATGTAGTTATACCAGTATAATCTCTATCATTAGGTCTATTCGTAATAGTTCCTATCGGACTCTTTCCTGCAGGAGCTTCAATAAAGTTTATTGTATTTCCTACGATGTTATAATCCCCTTCAATTTTTCTAATCAATGATCCTGCAGTATGGAATCCAAGATTTGTTCCCATCCAAGGTCTTTGAACCAATACTAAATTGGAGTCCGCGATTCCAGTTTTATTAATTCGCATAATTTCATCATCAATTCTAATAAGCTCACCACTAAAGAATGAAGTAATTCCAACAAAATTCAAAATACTATCACTTGTTTCTGAATCAGAAGCAAGAAGTGTTGTTACTGATGATCCAACTATTGGAGATTGTATAAAGTTGTCAATTGCAATTAAACATCTAGAGTTTTGATTTTTCGCTGTAAATTTATGGAATGAACCAATTCCAACACTTCTCAATTGAATTTCTGTGGGAATAGATTTTAAAGCATTTTCAGCAGTATCTGATACTCTAATGGTAGATGTATTTACAGTTATTGCGTAGAGTTTATTTGGAAGAATATCTGTAGTTCCAATACCAGCAATACTTGATGTAACAATTCCAATAGGAGTATGAACTCCATCATCAAGATAACTATAAGAAATTTCTTCCCCAGTTACATAGAAGTGATTTGGTATAGTAAATGTATTATTTGCAATATTTACAATATTTGAGTTATTACCTAAGAATTCTTTCTGGAAAACTGGCTCATTTTCATAAGTTAATTCAAATGATTTTCGTATATCTTTAGATGTTCCTTCATATAAACCATAACCAGTATCAATAGATGCATTATTCAATACTATCTCATAATTAAGAGATCCAGCATTAATAAGACTTAACGCATTTTGGAACACTCTAACTTGTGTGTTAATATTTGGAATAGGAGTAAATTCAAAATTAATGTTCGTTCCAGAAACAGTAGCACCAAAAGTTCCAAGACCAATATGCGTTCTTACTGGAGCATAATCTACTAAATATGCTCTATTTCTATCATTAATTACAATAGTTTCTAAAAATTCATAACGATTATTTGTAGTATCTTCTACAGAAATCAGATAATATGCGCCAGAATATGGATTATCATAAGAAGCAATTGTATTTTGAACTGGAGTGGATGTTGATCCAATTCCAATATAATGTGATGAGAATTTGGTATTATTTAAAGTTACTGTAGAAACTCCAGAAGATGTAGTATCACCTATAGCAACAGTAATGCTATAAAAATGTGAAGTATGAGCTAGGGCAACATTTGGAGTAAAATCTAGATTGATATTTGGACCAGAATAGTAGAAGTGATACGTTCCTAATCCAGAAGACGTTTCAGAAGATGCATTAGACATCAATCCATAATCCAAAACATGAATATCAGTCCCATCATGAACTAAAGAAAATTCTATAAATTCTAGATCCTGTAAATTCAATGCTTCAATTCCAACCAAGATTTTTGCGGATCTATTTGTTTTTGGAATAGTTAAAATATTGGATGGTCCAGTTGAACCTGAATTAACATATTTTGTTGTCGCTGCAATACCAACAACACCAAGAGAAGTGGAATCACTTCCATCCAAATAATCATTCATATTATATGAAATATATGAAATATCATAATCATTCACTTCAAAATTGACTGGATAGAACAGAAGTTTTCCTTCATCTCCACTAATAACAAAATCAAAAGAACCAAGATTTCTAGCTGTATCAATTCTTCCATATTGATTCAAATATGAATCAAAACTATCATACATCATACTAATAATGGAAAATTGTCTTTCACCAATAAATCTTTGATCTCTTACATAAGTAATATACTTTTTAAATCTCTCGTTTTCCAGTCTAAAACTATCTACAATACTAAATGGAGTAGATCTAGGAGTGTTATTAAATCTGGGACTTACATCGTCAAAAAGTAATACTCTATTTCCAATAGATTCAAAATAGTCTTGAAGATCTCTGGAATTAAATATTACCTCATTAGATATGTTAGTAGATCCAATTTTTATAGTTTTCTCTGATGCTAGATCAAAATCTACAATACAATTTAAATCTACAACTTCAACTATATCAGAAAATGTATCAACAGAAATTCCAGAAATTTCTTCAGATACCACAGAAACGAATAAATCCGAATTACTGGAATCTGAAGTGGATTCCATCTGCAAATCTGAGAACTTTTTATATCCAGATACATGGTTTAAAGAACTTACATAAGAATTCCAATCATCATACTCAACTTTAGATTTTAAAGAATATGAAAAATATTGATAATAATCGCTGTCATGAATTCTTTGAGTATTATCATTCAAAAATCCTATTGTATCTTGCCATCCATCAATAACTAATCCAGATGAATTTAAAGTATAATATCCACTAGAATTTTCAACATATACAATTTTGGATCTTGTATCTGTTATCTCACCATAAATTTCATCATTTATATTAAAACTATCTTTAGATATTATTTTTAATATATCATTTTCTTTATCTGTAGCAATAACTTTGGATCTTACTTTTCCATTTGTTATGTATTCACCTATTTTATAACTACCCTTTTCTATTTTAATTTCAAATGTAGGGAAGTATTTTTCTGGTATTACTAATCCATTTGAAAGTAAAGGATAGAAAGTTCCTGGAGTTTCATCACCAGAAATAAACTCTTTAATATTAAAAGTAATAGATGAATTCGATCCTCCAATGTTTGGATCTCTACTCTTTACTACAAATGGTTTGTAATTATAATTTGAAGAATTATAACCCTTTCCAATTGTCCCAACTCCTACACTTACATTTTCAATTATAAAAGTATCATTTATTTCAAATGGAAAATCATTTAAAGAACTATAACTTACACCCAATCCAACGATAACGTCTTTAGTAGTAGAGTTATAATTCATTGATATAATAGGAATCCCATTAGTATTACTAATCGGAACAATTTTAACAGAAGATCCAGTTATAGAATTAGTATTTTTTACAATAGAAACATAATTTTCAGACGATGAATATTGCAATTCAACATCGTTCAATATAATATTTTTTATTGGATCTACCAGTATTAATTTTGGATCTGTAGTATAATTTATTCCAGGGGTCAATTTTTTAATATATTCAAGTTTTCCTAAAGGAGATATTAATATAATTTGTGGTAATTTAAATTGTGGTTTTAAAGTTGTATCAGAAGGAAATCCAAATCCAATATCTTTAACTTCAATTTTTTTGGGTACTCCAATATTTAAACCAATCGGATAAATTAGAGAATCTTTTCCAGCATTTGAATTTATAAGTGATATTGAAGGTAAAGATTTAAAGTTCTTTGTCGAATATGGTTGAACTTTATATATTCCTCCAGTTTCAGTTTTAGATGATGTGAAATATGAAATATTAGTGTTTCCATCATTTGAATAGAATGATTCTTCTGGAGTCAATGGAAGATAGAATTCAAAATTTGTAGAACCAATGCCAACTTTATTGATACTATGTTTTCCACTATAGTCACTATAATCTATTAATACTGTATTATTATTTTGTATATTTTCATTATCAACTAAAATATCTTTTTTAGTTTGAGATATTTTATCTAAATTTATTGGATTTACTTTATAGTATAATACTGTAGGATCGGAAAATTGAAGTTCTATTCTTGCATTAGTATCAATTCCAACGTTACCATACTGAATAATTTGAGGTTGAGTTGTGAATTGATATTCATCATTAAATTGATTATCGACGTAGAAATTTAATTTAAAGGCAGAATATAATCTAGATCCAACATTATATGACAATGAAGAATCAGAAAGGTCAAATATAGTTTTTCTTCCAATTTGCAATTTTAATAATGGATTAATTAATCCAATTTCTCCAGTAGAGGCAGAACCAATATTTACATAATTTGGATCTAAACTTAAAGATTCATAATAAGAATCGCATAATCTTATAGTATTTTCATCCACAACATTAACATAATAAATCTTATTATTAATAAGATTTGTTGATGGTGAATTTGAAGTATATACTACTTTTTGACCTGTAAGGAATCTGTGATTTACGATTGTTATAGTATCACTGATTGGATCTATATCTAAATTACTGAATTCGTAGTTTCCTACTAAAATTCTTCTATTATA